GAAATAAAGATAGGTTAAGATGGAAGATTTCAAGTCTCAAATCAAATATGTTAAGGGTTTTATGAACCCTCAAGAAGCAGGTTTGGTAACAGAATATGCAAAAAAACATATTGAACTATTTTCTAATTATGGTAATGAAGAGCAAGAGTTTACCGTTCATACCTATCACGAAATACAGGGATTAGATCCTGCTCTTCTTAATACAATTCAAAATGTTGCATTGAGGGTTTATGATTTTGTTTCAAATAACTATGATTCTGAATTTGAAAATTTTATTGATGAAAAAACACATATCGCAAAATTTGTTGAAGGAAGAGGAATGCATGAACATTTTGATGCTTCTAGGCCAAAAGATATAGCAACTTTAGTTTATTTAAATGATGAATATCAAGGTGGAGACATATACTTTCCAAAATATAAAATGTCTTTTAAGCCAGAACCTGGAGATCTATTATGTTTTCCAGACAATACAAACTTTATTCACGGTGTTAAGCCAATAGTTAAAGGAACAAGGTTTACATTACCTCGTTGGTTTACACGCATTGTGTGATAAAATAGACTAGGAGAACCTATGTCTAACCCATCCAATCTTTATGCAGAAAAAATTTTTTCAGAGCATCCAATATCACTCTGGGCATTAGACGATAAATCTGATTATGTAATGCTGTTAGATGCAGGACAAAAAGATATAAGTTCTTGGACAGTCTCTGATTGTACGATTTCAGAAGAAATCAGCATATCTACTCAACCATTTCTTACAGAATCTTTATATAAAGTAACTGGTATACCTTCTACAACTATAAACAAAGTTGCAGTTTTAACCAGTGGTACTTTATTTAATTTTCAAGATCTTAGTTCAGAGTTAGACACTTTTGCCATATCTTGTTATTTTTATTCAAACAGTTTACATCTTAATTCAGTAGCAATAGGATATAAGTATACTGATGTCATTACAGGTAACCCAGTTGAGGTTTTAAAAAATGTTCCAATATCTGTAAATAATAAATGGTTTTTGTTGTCAGAAACATTTAAGATTATTAATCAAAATACAACAGTTCAAGCAATAATAAAAATAGGATATTCTGCTAGTGTTAACGGAAGCGAAGCCTATGAGTTTTTTTTAAATGGTTTATCAATAGGTCAATGGTCAGAAGAGTTTCAAAACTATTCTATTGGTTCAGATGTTGTAGATGTTCCACCTAATATATCGATAGAAACTTCTGAAGGAATTATAGCAAAATCATATGGATCAGATACAAATTATGGATATTATCTTGTTAATAATAATAAAATATATGCACAAAATTTTGGTGTTCCTTTAGTTTATGGTGCTTCAAACGTTACAAAACTATTTCCAAATATTAACGAAGATGAGACGGCAAAACCATCTATAATATTTCCAGGTTTTGGATTTTTAAATGATTCTGGAAGATACAATAATTATACTGTAGAAATGTGGATAAGAGTTGGAGTTGACACTTTAGAAAGCAAAAGAATATTTGGTCCAATCAATTCTAATGACGGTTTATACGTAGATGATTGTTTTATAACTTTAGTTGTAGACAATAACTTTAAATCCGTTTATGTTGGAGAGTGGTTTAGACCAATGTTAATTCAAATAGTATATTTAGAAAATAAAGTGTTGTTGTTCTTAAATGGAGAAAAGGTTGCAGATTTAAATATTGATAACTCTACAATAAATCTTTTATCAAAACTAGATGAAGCAGATAAAGATCAAGACTGGCTTGGGTTTTATTCTTATGAAAATATTTATCCATTTGAACTAGATTGTTTTGCTATATATCCTTATGTAATACCAGAAATAATTTCAAAAAAAAGATGGGTCTATGGTCAAGCAGTACAGAGTCTTGAATCTGTAGACTCTTCTTATAGCGGTAAGTCTGCACATATAGATTATTCTTTTGCAGATTATGGTACAAATTATCACTATCCAAATATTGGAAAATGGGAACAAGGAAAAGTAGACAATCTAAGTTATAGTAATAGTTACTTAAGTACTCAGGATTACGAACTTCCTAACATAACAATAGGTAATAGTGTTGCAATTAATGATTGGTATACTGATTTATCAGAACTTCAAGATGAAGATAATCTTTGGGCTAGTTTTTTAACTTACACTGGTTCGTATACTTTTAATAATTTTAATATTTTAAATAAAGAAATTGCTTCTTTGCATGGTATTTTTAAAACAACGTCATTATTAAATTCAACAATTGTGTTAATTAAAAATAAAAACAACTCAGATTTCTTTTCAATAGAAACAACAGGGGTTGGAGATTTAGTATATAAGATTAACGTATCAGGAACAGAGACAATACTTCATGAAACTACATATCAACAAAATGCGTATCTTGAAATCGGTGTATATTTAGAAGATTTAATCTCTACATTTGGAAATGATGTTGCAACGTTTTTTGGTAACAAAGATTCTTTAAAACTTACATTATTAAATAATGAAAATGGAGATTCTTGTTTTGATCAAAAAATGTATAGATTTGGCTTATCAACAAAAAATAATCACAAACTATTTTCTTCACAATTTCAAGCAAATGGAATAATTAAAGATGACAGTAATATAAATGTGCACATTGCTCACAACTTGGCTAGTTACACTCTTCACCCAACAGTAAAATATAATAAATATTATCTTGACATAGGTATTGCTGGATATTGGGAAGACTATGTTCCATTAAAATATTTTGCAAAATATACAACAAATTCATCTGGTAAAAAAGAATATAGTTTGGATTATATTCAGTATAATATCAACTTTCCGTCACCATCTATTTTTAAAGTTGTTGAAGATGCAAGTGGGTGGACATATGGTCAGTTAGATGAAAAATTTGCAGTACCAGTACAGCAGTCTTATGAAGTTTTAGATAATTCTTTGTTTAGCGGGTATAATAATTATGAAGATTTACAGTATAATAGATCAGATCTAAGTTATGAGTATGATTCAGTTAACTCACTAGTTCAGTCTTATGTATCTTTTCAGTTTACAAAAACAGGCATAAATAAATCTTTTCAATCATTTACAACAATTGCTCCAGCCTTAAAAAGCGGTATATTAAACCTAGACAATTACCCAGATTGGCAAAATACTATATTTTTAGTTGAAAACGATACAATTATTTATCCACCTTCATCTGTTAGTTTCGAAAGTTTATCAATGTCCACACACTTAAAGTTTAATGTAAGATCAACTGTTAATAGAAAGATAAAGATTAAATCATTAGAGTTTTCATCTAGATCATTAGAAGAAAATGTTTCTACCCCAATTAGTACAAAAACTGGAACTAAGTTGTATCCGTATATAAAGAATGGAATTTATAATGACTATAAGGGAAAAAATCCAATAAGTATTTACAAACATTCTAATCCATACCTATACCTAACTAGATATTCTGGAGTAAAATTAAAAGGTGATTTTAATTATTATCAAAATAGGGGTCTTAGTATGCCAATTAATGAAAACAAGGACACACTCTTTTCCGTATCAACTATACAGTTAGCAATTAAAAATGATAATTTTGAGTTTACCTATACTCCAGTTCAAATATTTCAAATAAATACGGTTGAATCAACGGTTAATTTTTACGTAGTTTCAAATGGAGACTCTGGGCAAAGAGGCAAAATTTATGCTATTGATTCAAAGACTGGTCAGTTACAAAATGGAATATCTTACTACTTAAATGGAGTGTTAGTTGCAAATCCAGTAATAGATTCTAAAAACTGGTATTTTTTAAGCGTATCGTTTGCAACACCACTTAAGTTTAACTCATATACTGGATCTATAAACCTTAATGGCCCATTAATATATAATCACATATCTTACTATAAATTAACTGGATTACAACAAAGACAAAGTTCTATAACTAGGATCTGGGACGAAGTAAAACAACAGTATGTGATAGGTGCAGAGACTCCGTTTAATTTTGATTGGGAGTTTTGGAATGAAGGATATTTATGGTTTGGAGTATTAATTAAGACATCTTCTTCAGATTTTGGTGATATTCCATCTAATATTTATAAAACTTATATGGGTACAAACAAAATTATAGTGGGAAATGATGGAGAAAAGCAATTAGTGGCAAAGAGTTATAAAAATCCTATCTATATTGGTTCCTCATGGCGACAGTATGTCCTCAATCCAACATAATATGGTATACTAATGGTTATGAATAATCAAAATCCAAACAAAAAAAGAAAACCTCGTATGAAAGGCCAAATTGGCGACTCTAAAATAACCTTTATTGAAAAGAACTATGATTGGGGCGTTTATGTTTGGAAAAGAGCCAACGGTAAGTGGTTTACTGATGGAGAGGGTAATATTTTAAATATACCAGCCGTAAAACACGATATTGCTGCTTTAGCAGAAATAAAAAAGACAGCAGCATATTATGGAGAACCAGATGGCGAGGCTGTATTTTTTCCAGGTATGGGAAGAGTTTCTGACGAAGAGTATTCCGAACAAGTAGATAGAATGAAAGCGGGATTAATCCCTAACCTTAACGATCTTGGTGCAGTAGCAGCAGCCAAAGCAACAATTGCAAAATATGGCGATGAAGAATAATGAGTGAAGAATTTAACTATGTTATTGGTGCTAGGATAGACGAAAACGAACAAGCAGTTAATGCATTTGCTGGTTCAGACCCATTTAGCAAAAACTGGGAAGAGTTAAAAAACTATTCTGGTTTGGATAATAACTTTAAACGTCGTGCAGCAAGAATGTCCAAGGCTCTAGTAGATACAACCCAACAATCTTATATTGACAGATCAATTGCAGTTCCACAAGGTATTGATGGTGCTCGCTCTAATCAGATAAATCCTGGTAACGTATTTAGAAATGGTTATGGACTATTTGACGTAATCACACCACCATGGAATGTTTATGAACTTGCCAACTACTATGACACATCCTTTGCAAACCATGCAGCCATTGATGCTAAGGTTGAAAATATTGTAGGTTTGGGATATGATTTTGATATATCAAAAAGAACAATGCTCAAATTAGAGAATTCCTCAAATGACGAATCAGTAAGTCGTGCAAGAAACAGAATTGAAAGAGCAAAAGTAGAGTTACGTGATTGGCTAGAAAGTTTAAACGCAGATGACTCTTTTACCACAACAATGGAAAAGATATACACAGATGTTCAAGCAATTGGTAATGGATACATGGAAATTGGTAGAACCACTCGTGGTGAAATTGGATACGTTGGTCATATTCCAGCAACCACAATGCGTTGTCGCAGACTAAGAGATGGATTCGTACAGGTTATTGCAAACAAGGTAGTTTACTTTAGAAACTTTGGTGCTACAAATTCAAACCCAGTAACTGAAGATCGTAGACCAAACGAAATTATTCATTTTAAACAATACTCACCATTAAACACATTCTATGGTGTTCCAGACATTATTTCAGCAATATCATCTCTACACGGTGATCAACTGGCTTCACAATACAACATTGACTACTTTGGTAACAAGGCAGTTCCAAGATACGTAGTAACCATGAAAGGTGCCAAACTATCTGCAGACGCAGAAGATAAGATGTTTAGATTTTTACAAACTGGATTAAAGGGTCAAAACCATAGAACTTTGTACATACCTCTTCCTGGAGATACAGAAAATAACAAGGTAGAGTTTAAGATGGAGCCTATTGAATCTGGAGTACAAGAGGGATCATTTAAGGAATATAGAAAACAAAACCGTGATGACATCTTGGTAGCACATCAAGTACCGCTTTCAAAACTAGGTGGATCAGACTCAGGGGCAATTGCAGCAGCATTGGCTCAAGATAGAACATTTAAAGAGCAGGTAGCCAGACCAGCACAGGCTCAACTAGAAAAACAAATTAATAAGATCATACGCGAGAAACAAGACGTACTAGAGTTTAAGTTTAATGAACTTACTTTGACAGATGAAATAGCACAATCACAAATTCTTGAAAGATATGTAAAAACACAGATTATGATGCCTAATGAGGCAAGAGTGGCACTGGGTCTTCCACAAAGAGACGGTGGAGACGAACCATTTGTAGCCAAACCAGAGACTATGAATAATGATGCCAATCGTGCAAGAGATGGCGAAAGACTTAATAATCAGTCCGATGGATCTGCAACTGTAAGTGGTAGAAATCCAAAGGGCGAGGGTAGATCTTCAACCTAGTTACACTGTTTATAACATGTTTATAACTTGTGTATAAAAGGGCTCTATAATGTATAGTACGATGTCTATATTAAAAGCCCAATGGAATACAGAAGGCGAGAATGTCCGCCTTTCTATGCCTTTTAGTAAGGTTGATAAACAACGCCGCATTGTTTCAGGCTTTGCCTCATTAGATAACTTAGATCGTCAAATGGACATTGTAACTACAGAAGCCAGCATGAAGGCATTTGAAAACTTTCGAGGTAACATAAGAGAAATGCACCAACCATTAGCAGTAGGCAAAATGGTTTCATTTAAGCAAGACAAGTATTTTGATTCAGAGTCAAAGAAATTTTATAACGGTGTTTTCGTTTCTGCCTATGTTTCTAAAGGTGCCCAAAGCACATGGGAAAAGGTTTTGGAT